TATGATGTGACTGGCTCGGGGCAGTTTTGTACTCCCTCGGGCCTTCAAATCCCAGGTTCTTCTTCTCTTTCCTCGCGTACCACAGGAACTGTCCACCGAAAGTGGAGGTTTAGTGCGGCGTATACCTACTATGTCCCGCCAGCCGAGAGGCTGAACGGTCTAGCAGCATACGAGAGCCAGATGAATATCTTGCTCGGTACCCGCATTACGCCTGAAGTCCTGTGGAACCTCGCTCCATGGACGTGGCTCGCAGATTGGTTCGCAAACATTGGCGATATTATCGCTAATATTTCGGCCTTGTCTACTGACGAGCTCGTGATGCACTATGGTTATGCTTCTTTTAGTTTTAAGCAGCATGAGCATAGGTCACAAACTGTCATCCATCCAGGGTTTAGAATCCTGGAAGGAGCTCCCTACTATGGGAGAGGCGGATTTGTGCACGATATGGATATCTATTACGAAAATAGAGACCGCATCGTGGCTAGCCCTTTCGGGTTTGGATTGACGCTTGCTGGTTTGTCTTTCCAGCAATTGGCAATCCTGGTGCCCTAGGCTTGTCCCGGGGCCCCCGCAACTACTTTCCAAGAAAGTAGTTGGAAAGGGAAGCTTAGCAGCTTCTCGCAACACTGGACGCAAACTGCGTCTGGTGAAACCAGACGATGTTAGCGTCCAACTGTAGGAGAAATGCCTTATGTTTGCTGATCCAATCACTACAAAGGTGGGTGCTGATTCTGTCACCCTCCCTCGCGTAACCGCCGGCAAGGACTCTGCCGTCTATCGTGACCCGAACTTTAGGGCCACGCCGGACGGAGAGACTGGCTTGGAGGTTTTCGTCTCCCATATGTATGGGAAGCGAACGCGACGTACTTTCCGTGTTAACGCGGTTAAGAACATGGGTGGCCAGGCGACTTTTCTTTCGTCGCCGACGGTCTCCATGTCCACTTACCTCGTTCTCGATACTCCGGCTTCCGGCTTTGCCAAGGCCGAAATCCTGAATATCGTCGGATCTCTCCTTGAGCTCATCTCTGATGATGCTCTCGGACTGATGACTCCTAGCGATCTCGCTGATCGTTGGATCGATGGCGAGAGCTAAGAATCAAAGTACGGTGTAGCTGGCGAACCTAAGGCTATGGATAGCTTACCCCCATATTAAGGAGGGGCTATGAAAAGCCTTATGTTTCTCTGGCAGTCGCTCGCCACTGATGTGGCGGGCTGGTGTTCTGCTAGCACCTGTGGTTGATCGGCCGAGGAAACCTATCTTGACTTGCGTCTCGATAAGGATCTTCAGACGATTGCCACTAGAGTTGAACACGAGGGATTATCATTTCTTACGATAACCCTTCCATCCTTCGGAAAGGACTTCGAGAGAAGTCTTGACCTTGGAATGGTAACTCCCAGCTTCCAATCTGGCTTTCATAAGCGGAAAGGAAGAGCTCTCCCCGAATTTCTTCGAGGTTTGCTGGAGCTTGTGTTCGATTTAAAAACTGGGTTGTTACTTGACAATCCAAGTACAGATGCTATCTTCGGGATAAGACAACTTACGTTGCTCTTCCAGAAGATCCTGCTCCCCTGTACTGATACAAGGGTTAAGGATGCTGTACATGGATATATCAAAACTGAAGCAGAAATTCGTGAACAGTTGGTGCTACTTGGCGACGATAATCTCGATCGCCTTCGTAGCGTTTTCAATCTACTGTTCAGTACTGGTCTATCTCACGTTCAAGAATTGATTTTGAATCATGAGCTCAAACCAGGACACGGCCCCGGTCATACAGCTGATCGCCTACTTGGTAATAAAAAGTATGCGATGGCTGAATGGCCAGAGAGACTAGAGAGGACATTCTCCTATGTGGATTATGCACTCCCTAACTTCCGCCATCATGAGATGGTGGACCGCATCGAGTTTCTGCAGCCTGGTACAGAGCGACCCGTTCGGGTCGTCACTGTGCCTAAGACACTCAAAACGCCGCGTATTATCGCGATCGAGCCTACTGCAATGCAATACATGCAGCAGGCGCTTTCGCGGGTACTCGTGAGCTCAGTTGAATCGTCCTTCGAACGGACAACTCCTTACGGAGTTATTCGCGAGAAGCCCGTTTCAGCTGGCTTTATCGGATTCACTGACCAGGAGCCTAATCAACTCTTGGCAATGAAAGGCTCGTTAGACGGGAGTCTTGCGACTCTCGATCTAAGTGAAGCCTCCGATCGCGTTTCGAATAAGCTAGTTCAGTCCGTGTTTTCGTCCTTTCCTCATATAGTAGAGGCTTTGGACGCTACTCGCACAAGAACAGCTTGCGTTCCTGGTCATGGGGTTGTACCCCTTACCAAGTTCGCGTCTATGGGCTCCGCTCTTACCTTTCCCGTCGAAGCTATGGTGTTTCTTGCTATTATCTTCGATGCGATCGGTAATCAGCGTAACAACCCTCTCTCCAGGAAAGAGATTATTTCCTTTTCTGGAAAGGTGCGCGTCTACGGGGACGATATTATCGTCCCAGTAGAATATGCAGGTGCCGTAGTTGAGAACCTTGAGGCTTTTGGCTTCAAGGTGAACCACAGCAAGTCTTTCTGGACTGGGAAGTTCAGAGAGTCTTGCGGTGAGGAGTTTTATTCCGGAGTTCACGTGGGTTTGACCCGCGTGAGGAATTTACTCCCAACAACACGGCGGGATTCTCGTGAGGTAATTAGTGCGTTTTCCCTCAGCAATCAGCTTTATAAAGCTGGTATGTGGAGGAGCGCTAACTACATCGCCAATTACTTGAGTCGGCTAAATGTGCCAACTCCTGTAATCGGTGAGAACTCACCTGCTCTCGGGCTTCACTCCTTCCAGGGTTATTCCCCGGAAGGCGTTTGTCCGAGACTTCAGCGTCCCGTAGTAAGGGCGTTGAGGCCTAGTGCCCCCATACCGCGAAATGCAATTAGCGGTGTGTTTGCACTACAGAAGGTTCTGCTTACCAGCGGTGCTGAGCCAAGCATCGACAGTAGACACCTTGAGAATTCTGGGCGTCCCCTTGCCGTCGACACCAAGCAAGGGTGGGTAGTAGCCTACTAATGGCACAGTAGGCACTATCCAATGGGCAGTCCCCCGTAATGGGGGGCTGGCAGCGAGACATCGCTGCTGCAGAG